CGATGTTATCATATGAAGTTGAAGGGATTAACACTTTAGGATATTTTTGTTTAAGGTTCCAATCATACTCGTGGTTGATTGATGTAATCTTGACGACTAGATGGTCGTCATGAATTTCTTTGAGGTAACCATTGTAGTAGTCACCGTTCTGTTTCCACTGTACTTGTTCGTACTCTTCTAACCACTCATCCCACATTATGACTGACTCCTTAAAAGTGCAGTTGCATATTCCGTCATGGAAACACCCTCGGCACCAGTGTACTTTGATAACTTGCTGATGTTTACAGCAGTAAGTTTCATACAGATTTCTTGAATAGTCATATTTGTTCCTCTTTGATTTTTCATTATATACATAGTATAACAAAAAGCCAGAGGCATCGTCAAGGCATGATTAGCGAAGGATGTGGGAGTTTCTTTCTCGGATTTGGTGTTGGTTTTCGTCTAGGTTTAGACGTTCGTCGACTAGGATTCTGTCCTCGATATCTGTGAACCACATTGAAATGGTGTGTCTCGAGCCCCTTCTCACAGTTTGTACGCCATGTTCAAGGTATAGACCTTGGAATAGAAGACCCCCAGCGGTCTCTATGGGATGCTCATGGCCTATTGGGAAGGTGTCACTGGGTGGAAAATAAGTTGTTCCACCACGGAAATTGTCGTTTAAATAAAGGATGCACGTCCATTCTCTAGAGTTTCCTTTCTCGGGAACTGCATTTTCATTAATCTCTGAATTAGAATAGGTATCGTAGTGTGGTTTTTGTACTCCACCAATTTCCCATTCGTTAAGTGCAATCATTTCGGGATAGAAATGTTGTCCTGTTTCTTTGTATATTTCGGATGTACATTGCTGAGCTGCACGTCTAATACAATCACGAACCCATGGGGTTTTTATGTGAACGTAATCAATAGCACGGTAATCTGTACCGTCACCAATTGTTCTTAGATGTTTATGCTTTAGATGATACGTTATCAGACTCTTGCAGTCTTGTGGACTCAACATGTTCTGAAGACTTATCGGCTGATACACTTTGGATGTATTTGGCAAGTGCTTGTCGTTTCTCATACTCTATTCTCTTAGCTTTTTCTTTAGGTCGTGATTTCAATGCACGGTCTAGTTTCAATTTTGAAGCACGTTGTAAAAAGATGATACCATTAAGATGGTCAACTTCATGTTGAACACATCTTGATGCGAGTCCATCTAGACTTATAACTATTTCTTCACCTTGTGCAGTCTGATATTTTAGTTCTATCATCTTTGCACGTTTAATCATAAGGTACATATCGGGGAACGATAAGCAACCTTCTTTCATCAAATCTGTTTCTTGGGATATCTTTGTTATCTCGGGATTAAAGAAACATACATTTCCTTGGTCTTGAGATTTCATTACAAAGACTCTTGCATCCAGTCCTACTTGGTTTGCACTCAAACCTATTCCACCGAATCTACCCATTGCATCTGACAATGCTTTTTCTATTTCTTCTGCATCCGTTCTTTTTTCAAAGTCGAAAGTTTGTGGTGGGGTTCTTAAAACCTTTGAGGCTTCTTCTATCAATTGATACATATTTATTTCTTAAGTAGACCGTTATATTTAACGGCAAGGTTATAATATTGCCCGAGTTTCTTAAGTCCAGCATGTCCTGCCTTGTTAGTCCTCACTGACATCTGCATGGTATACGTTGTATCTTTCGATGCAAGATGTATAAACCAATTTTGTTTTGATGATTTAGAAGCTTCTGCTTTAATGAACTTAACTACTGGTAAAAATACTCCGAGTTCATCATCATCTGTAACCTGCTCATACGTGGAACCAATTCCTTTAATAACTTTGGTTGGAACGCCTGGGGCTTCACGTAAAATTTCTTTCTTTATATAGTCAAATGATTTGCCACCTTGTTTCCCATTCTTATTGAATAGGTCTATCAGTGATTGACGGACTATCTCTAGTACTTGATTGTAGTACTCTTCATATTGTTTGTTGTTATTTTTATCTAAGTCCTTTAGAACTTGTTGTGTAGTCTTTCTATCTTTACTATCATACGTTGCAGAAGAAGGCATACCTTCAATCTTTGAGTATACTTTCTTATGTAAGTCTAGTGATAGTTTCTTAACATCTTTACCACTTGAAAATGCTTGGAATACTGGATTCACATATGTGTTAAGTTTTGGTTCTGAAGTTTTCTTACCACCTGCTTTAAGAGAGGTTCCTAAGAGAGCTCCATCTGTAAATTGTAAAAAGATATCGCCTGGATGTTTGGGTGGGACTCCAGCTGGTTTTGCACGGTACCCCCAAAAGACACTCTTGATTGATTTTTCTTTCATCTCATCATAGATATACTTTGTAATACCTATTGCATTCTCAACCTTCTCTGTAAACTTGGATGACTCTTCTGCTTGTGCAATGAAATCTTTTGCTGATTGTTTGTCTGAAGCACCAACACATTTTAACTTGTCAACGTCCTGTGTAAGTATCCACTCATAGAATGATGGTACCGACTTAGGTTTGTAACGTTTTTCCCATGCAATGCAAGGGAAGAGTTCTGTGATACTTGAATTCAGTGTTGTCTCATTCATGCCACCACTCTTGGGTTTAAACATGATGATTGCACGGTCTCCATTCAATGATGGGATAAAGATAGGGTCAAAACTTGATAGAGAACTTCCTTTAACTTCTGCAGTAATATCTGCATTCCTTAATTTCTTTTCCATCTCATCTCTATCAGCATCTCTGTCCTGTGTCTTAACAACAAAAACTGTAGTCTTAGTATTAGATTTCTTATGCTTCTCAATCGTCAACCCATCTATTACTTCCGAAGGTAGGTCATTGACTTCTAATGCTTCGTCGAGTGAAGGAATATCTAGTCTGATATCCTCAAGTTTGGGGTCGAGTAATTCGTTGAATGATTTCATAATACTATTTATCCTATTCTGCTAGTCTAGAGAAGTTTTTGTACTTCTCAAATCTTAACACATTACTGAACTTATCATATAATGTATCTCCTTTATGACTAATGATAAATGCATTTACTCCATCTGTCAAGGTGTTTAACAGCTTTAAAAATTCATCTGTACCTGTAACGTCTAGAGATGAGTCAAATACTTCATCTAAAATAAGTAGATTAGTGTTCACACTGTTCTTCATTCTTGCAACACTTCTCCATGTGAATAGTAGTGCAAGGTCGATTCTCATCTTCTCACCTTGAGAAAAGTTTTCGTATTTGAATACGTCACGGAATCTTGATTTAATTGTTTCATCGAATGATTCGTCCAATTCAAACCCAACATAGAACTCAAGTTGTGCTAGATACTTATTAATAAGCTTGTTCATGATAGGAACGTACTGTTTAATAATCTTCTCTTTAACACCTTGGTCTCTGAGAAGCATGGTTGCAATCTCATAGTAATGTGTTTTGTCTATTAAGGATTTGTTTTTGGTGTGTAGGATATCTAATTGGTCTTCACCTTCAGTAATTCTTTCATGTACGTCTGAACCACCAGTGGTCTCTACCTTTAAGGTTTCTATCTCTTCACTAATCTTTTGAATGTACTTTTGATTAGATAGAATTTCAGTTTGATGTAACCCTACTTGTCTTTGTATTTGGTCGATGCCGTGTTGGATGTCACAGATTTCAATGATACGGTTTGAACAATTCCATAATCCTTCTTCAATCTGTTTGAGCGCAGAAGCAATCTCCGTTGCCTTCGTACTCTTTGATTTGAGATGTTCTTTCTTATGTTCCTCATCTAACCCCTGTTTGCATGTTGGACATTCGTCGTTCTCTTCATAAAACTCAACTTCTTTCAATGCTTTATTACGTGCATTCGTGAGTTGCTTTTCCACATCTTGTAAGTCTTTCAACTTCTTATTGATGGAATCTCTATCAGAAATTGTCAACTGAATAGTATTAATTTCTGTGGTATTACTATCTATGACTTCTAAAAGCTCACCGATATTTTTATTGGTATCAATAATGGTTTCTTGGAACTGGGTAATCTTTTGCATTCTATTCTCAGTCATCACTTTAACTTGTTCGTTTAAGCCACTGAGTCTTTCTTCTAGAATTTCAACTTGATGTTGGGTATCCTTCAAGTCAATTTGATGAGCAGCTTTCTTCTTACGAAGTAGTTGCATCATGGTTGTAAAGATGTTTATATCAAGTAAGTCTTCTACCAGTTTCCTTCTATCCTTTGCTCTCAATTGCATAAAGGGTGTGAAGTTGGCAGAACCTAGGATTGCAACCTGTGTAAATGAGCGATAAGACATCTTTAGAATGTTACGTTCTAGATGGTCTTGGTAGTCTCTTACTGTTGCATCTTGGTTTACAAATACGTCATCGACATACAGTTCAAAGATGTTTGGTTTGATACCACGGATTATTTTGTATTCTCTTTTACCAATATAAAAGAACACCTCAACGACCATAGCTTTCTCGTTGATACTATTAATGAGTAGTTCTTTTTTTAGATTTCTAAATCCACGTCCATACAATCCGAAACATAATGCATCTAATAGTGTGGACTTACCAGCACCATTCTCTCCTAAGATAAGGGTAGTTTGATGTGAGTCTAATTGTATTTCAGTAAATTTATTACCCGATGAAAGTAAGTTCTTCCATCGTACTTTTGTAAAATTTATCATAGGTAAGTGTGTTCATCCAATGCTTCATTATATAAGGTCTTCATAATCTCGTCGAGCTTCTCTTTCTTACCTTGTATTTCTAACCCATCAACATACTTGGATAATATGGTTAGGGTATCGTCGACACCTTCGATTTCATCATCGTCAAAGAAATCCATGTGTTTGTTATCATCTACAACTGCAACATGTATCGGGTTAGATGCATGTACCTTGTCTAGGTATGAGTCAAACCAATAAGGATTGTCTTTATTAACAACAATAACCTTTACAAATTTACCCTCAAATCTTGAGTAGTCAATATCGTTTAAGGCTTCGAACGTTTCTATCTTACCATCATCATAGTATCCCTTCTCGAACATAGTTAAAGGGTTGTGTACTGGTGTAAGTTCTTTTGTTTCTGTATCAAAAATGTGGAAGTACTTCTTGTCATTATAATCTGACCAAGTGAATTCCATTTGTGAACCTAAGTATCTGCAGTTCTTTACTTCTGATTTGTGATGGAAGTGACCACTGTATACCTGTTCAAACCTCTTGAGGTAGGATATGTCGAGTCCGTGTTGACACGTCATGTTAGGTAATAGTAATGCACCTTCTATCTCGAAATGTCCCATACAGTGTGTAGCAGCTGCCGTCTGCATGAATTCTACCATGTCTGCATAGTTATCATTGTTAATCCATGGGACTAATGCAATTGGGAAGTCATCGTAATCCTTTACAATAGGGTCGGCGTATACGGTAATATTAGGTTGATTGTAAAGAAGTAACTCGGGTGAGTTAACATCATTTGTGTTCTTATAATATGTATCATGGTTACCTAGAATCAAGTCCATCTTGATTCCCCTTTCGTTAAGTGGGTTTACAAAGTGTTCGATGTTTGCTTTCATCGATGCAAAGTTTACATACTTACGTCTATCAAAGTAATCACCCATGTGGATAATCTGTTTGATATTATGTTCGTCTAGATATGGGAAGAAAACTTCTTCATAAAAACGTCCTTGGTACTTGGACATCTCAACCATGTCTGAACGGACACCACAATGGGTGTCATTTAGAATAGCTATTTTCATTCAGTCGGTTCTTCGAATTTTTCTAGTGACTTTTTCTCTTTTGCTTTTTTGGATTTTGATTTACGTGGTTCATACTCAACACGGTTCATATTCTCTTGCATCCATTCAACGTTTGAGTTTGTAAGGGTGGGGTCATGTTGACCATCGATAGTAGAGAATGAATCCATAGTAAGGGATGATTCCATAATTTGTTTCTGTTTAATATAGACCTGCTTCTTTTCCTTCTGAATCCTTCTCAAGAAAGCGTAGTAACAAATCTGAGTAACATATGCAAATGCATTACTTGATTTTTCAACGTTGAAGTTACCGATGTATTGAATACAATTTTCGATTGCATCACAAATCATTTCGTCACGGTAAGTATAGTTGATGAAATTTGGTCGAGTGGATAATCGGGTTGCAATCTTATAGATGCACTCACCAATGTATTCAGTCATACGTGGTTTGATGTTTCCTTCGAGAAGTTCTGCCTTTACCAAATTATTATACTCTGCAACAGCAGCTGTAAACTCTTTGTTATTGACGTAATGTTCTGCTTTCTTTGGGTCTTTTTTAGTAGTCATGTATACATTATACCTGTTTTAACTGGTATTGTAAGTGGCTTTCTCAATTAATTCATTTGAGTAATGTTGGGGGATACTTCGGATAGTCTTGCATTGATTTCTATGTAATGAATTTGATTCTTGGGGACTTCATCTTCTGAGAATATAGCATCTACTGGACACTCTGCAACACATAGACCACAATCAATACATTCGTCGGGATGGATAACTAACATGTCATCTGCTTCATAGAAACAATCTACTGGACATATCTCTACACAATCTGTGTATTTACATCCAATGCATGGTTCTGTTATAATAAAAGCCATTTAGTTTTAAAAGCCTATAGACATATGAGAAAAGTGTGATAAAATGAATATGTCCCAAGGGGGATATACTTAGCTAGTAGGTAGATTAGTTCCTAGATTGATGACTGCAAACATCATAAACATCATTCCCATTACTGTTATTTGTATTAAGGTAGGAATTACGACGAACATTACCAAGGGGTCGAATTTCATTGACATGAAGAAGTCTTCTTCTAACCAATCATTTGCTTCTTTGTCTGTCGCGTCTTTCACAGTATTATTTAGGTAAGTTAAATCACCCTGTTTTAAATCAGTCAAATCGAATACGGATTGTTTAGGTTTTCCCCATGCATCTTTCATAGAGCTTTACATACCATTTTGAATTGTTCCAACTCTCTGACTGCTCGAAGAGCTCCAGGCTCTCTATCCATTAACATCCATCCCATAAAGAATACAATCATTAAAGTGTATTTCATTTACGGACTCTGATTGAATAGATTACTGCAATGATTAAAGCTTGCATTGACAATGCTGTCAATAGAAATTGGATATCAGACACTTGGCATAATCCCCAAAATTGAGATGATAAAGATTAGGCAGAGACATAAAGTCTCTACCGTATCTCGTAAAACATTTAGTTTATTTCTTATCATTATGCTACTGTAGCGACGATAATCAATACTGGTAATGCGAAAGGAAGAGTCAACAGCACTAGAAATTCGATAGTGTCACAAACTTTACATTCAAAGATTGAAACTTCTCTAGCTTTTCGTACCATGCTCTTCGCAATGTAAGTTGCTGTGGACATGGTTTTCCTATAGGTTATTATAAAAGTCATGTATAATATGATATAAACCAAAATTATACGGTACTATGTATACAAATTAAAATCCTAATGAATAATTCTGTCGTCGTCGATATCATAATCAAAATCCTCTAAGAGGTCATCATCATTTTCAATCAAAGATTCCATTACTTTATTCATGTATTTTCTTTGTACGTCTTCAATACCAATTTTCTTATTAGTAAGAGGGATGGTTCCCTGTTCTACCATTTCTAACCAACGACTAGAAGCTTCATCATAGAAAGGTATGAACTGTTGGTTCATATCACTCCTATGTAATACTTCTGTTGCTGGTATTAAAACAATAGAGTCTTCACTCAAAGGTGCATACGGATAAAACGTAGCAAGAGTCTGAGTTAAGTTTTGAACTGTGAGTTGGCATATCATAGGTAAGGTTATTTCCAATCCAACATGGGTATCTCTAACCATGCCTACAAGTTCACTACCAGTCTTTAGTTTAATAACTTCGTACTTTTGTGGTGTTAAATCTGAGGGTCTTGTCATTTTAAGTCAAACTGCCTTATCTCGTATGTAAAGTTCTCTTCGTTGTATATATTTATACGTTCTCTAAGGTGGTTCAGCGTATGATTCTCACATTGTAAGTCGTCTGATATATCAAACAACCTCATGGAATCTTTACCGTCGGCCTTACGAAGTCCTCTACCTATCGATTGAAGGTTTCTAATTCGACTCTTTGATGGGGATGCAAAAACAATGTTGTCTATCTTCTTAATGTTCACACCAGTTGAGAAGGTTCCGTATGATGCTAGTATGACATTGTCATTTGCTTTCTCTACTAACCCTCTGACTGCTTCCCTGTCTATTACATCTGTACCACCATATACATAGTGCAACTTATCTCCCAAACGAGGGAACATTTTTTTCTGTAGAACTGCACCGTGCTTCTCTACAAACTGGAATAAGACTAGGGTGTTACCTTTTAAACTGTATACAAGATTACATAAGAAGTCGTTACGAAGTTCACTTGAAACTAGGTAATCCATCTCATCTTGGTAGGACATTTTCTTCTGTTTAGTATGACGTAGTATGACACAATCTATAGAAAGATTTGCAATCGTACCCTCGTCCATTAATTCTTTTGTTGTGATAACCTTTTTAACTGGGCCGAAGAGACCTTCTAGTTGTAGTCTGTGTACCTCTGTTCCGTCTAGTGTACCAGTGCAACCAATTCTTATAGAAGTCTTCTTCATCTTCTCTAGGATACCTTTCAGTACATTTGCTTTGAATAGATGTGCTTCATCTCCGACAACCATCTCAAAAGATTCTAAAACTTCCTTCGGTGCTTTAGCAAACGATTGCCATGTAGTAACTGTGATGGGTGCATCAAACACTGGTTGTTTAGAATAGATTTTACAGATAGGTTCTTTGTATCCATAGTCTTGGAAATCTTTAGTCATCTGTTCTACCAGTGAGGTAGTAGGAACGATAACAACGGTTTTACAATCGTAGTATCTTGCTAGCATATAAATGATAAGAGACTTACCACTTGCAGTAGGTGACAATAGTAACTGTCTTCCATACTTAACTGCAGACTCGAATGCTTCTATCTGATAATCTCTAGGTTTGAATGGTAGATTCAAATCCTCAATGTGCCAGTCTTTTAGTTTGTGTTTGTAACCGATGACATCTTGGATACCTTCAAACTCATACCCACGTTCTCTACAGAACTCATCCACGTATGGAAGTAATCCTATGTAGACCTTGTGTGTTTTGATTGAGAAAAGATATACCTTACCATCCCACCATTTGTTTTTATAACTTGGCATGAATTTTGCGTTAGGTACGGTGAAGGAAAAATAATCGTGAAGGTCTTTAGCCAAACCATCATCACAATCTACCTTCATGAAACATTCATCCACTTTAGAGACGGTGACTTTCATTTATCTGTATGGTTGTCCTATGTACCAGCCGACTAGACTAGTTCTAGTTCCTTGGGTAACTGGAGTAACTTGGTGATGTACAAATGAGGGGAACATTATTAATGAACCTTTTTGCTTTGCAGAATTAGGAATCTGCCTCATGTAATCTCTCATGTCTCTTGTATAATCTGTTGAGGTTAACGTATCTTTTGCACGGATGTCTTCCATCCATTGGAAGTTACCACCCTCGTATTCTAAAGGGTCTGTTAACTGTATGGAGAAACTAATCTTTCTAAACATACCACTGTTTGCATATGGTTTGTCACTGGCATCTGTGTGCCATGTATAGAAACCACCACGACTTCCTTGTTGTGCATTATATGTTGTATGTTGTAATGGTTCTAATCTGTCTAAGTCGAAGTTCCAACCACTCTGTTTCATTCCCATGTGGACTGCATTTTCTACCTTCTCCCAAACCTCACCCATGAGAACTTTTGCATCACCAGTCATCCATCTTATGTCGGATGCTCTGATATTGTTTACAACTTCACCACCTTCTCCACCACCAGCTCTTTCTGCACCTCGGGATTCATCGTCGGGGTCTAAGTCTAGTCTACCACCTTGGCCAACTGCACCTGCCTCTAACGGAAACTCCATTGCCTTTCCGTTGATTAATTCAACTTCAGCTGAGGATAGTAGTTCGGGGTATGTAAAAATATGGGTATTCAGATTCATTATTGTCCAGCCATAAACTTTCTCCAATCGATTGTGTTCTTAATCGTTTGGTGTCTCCATGTTATATTCTGCATACATTCCTTAAGGAAGTCTACAGTCACTTTAAGGTACTCAATCTTTGCATTGAGTTCTTGTAAATCTTTATCTGCATTAAAAAATATCTGCATGTCATTCTTCATGATTTTTAAACCATTGAATGGGTCGGGTTCCCAACCAAGTTCTCGGATTGTATCGTCATCCATTTTTCCGTTGAACCACAACCACTTATCTTTAAGTAGAGTGTTGTATTTTGTTTGGTAGTTTTTAAGGACGAGAATCTTACTTGTTAGTAAGTCTTGATATTTTGCATGGAGTTTAGGTACTTCTAACGAAGCAGTATCCAATTCGATATCATCTATTTCACAGTCATTAACCCATTGGGCTTTCAATTCATCTAAGTTCATAATATATATTATACCACAAAAAGGGTCTTTTAACTAGTGGTTTCTATGTCGTAGTAAGTAAATTTAAACTCTACGGTGGCAACCACTGCCTCTCCGTCTGCACCCGATTCAAACTCTAGACCACTCAAACTGATTGGAAAACAGTCGTGGAATCTAAAGAACTTATTAGGTATGTTTTTGTTAGTTGTTGTAATCAAAGTGATGTCCGACATCTCATTGTCTGTTGCACCGAGAGATGCCATCTGTCCAGTAGCAGTTTGTTTACTACCAACATAATCTGCATAATCTTTAGGGTCTTTGATTGGTACAATTGCATTCATCCAATCGTAGATTTCTTTAAAGTTTTGAATATCTTCATCGACTAAAAAGTCAACTGATAAATTTTCGAACGTAACCTTGTCGCCTGGAAAATATGCATCCAATCCGACTCCAGCACCCTGTGCAATTTCAGAAAACTGCAGGCCTGGAATATTACACTTCTTAATGTAGTATTCAGTAGTAGGTACCTTGTCAATAAGAAGTCTAAAATTATTCTTATTGAGAATGGATTTATTGATATCAACCATTTATTTTTGTTATCCGTTTGTTACTTACAGAGTCTTGGTAGTCTCCGTCTCTGTAATCTCGTGTCGTTGTTGATTCACAAAGATACCCATCTTGGATATAAGTTGTAATCGTTTTTCTAGAGATGACATTGGTTGTCTCTTCACCATTTGGGAATGTAACATCTACCCATGGGCCCTCTAGAACCTTCACTTGTTTTTCAAATTCTTTCATAATTTCTCCGTATACCTTTATTTAGGTGTTTCGATATGCCAGAACCTACGAAAGTGTACATAGTTTGGTGGTATAGATGCATATTTAACTGGAGTCTTTGGGTCTTTTGGTACAACTTCTTCTTGTGTCCAGTTATAAACGTCTCTTCTGTAACACTCATGTTCTATAACAACACCAAAATCAGTATTCATATCTTCGTCATCGTGTCTTGTATAAGTCTTACCTAATTGTTCTAGGTATTCTTCCACATGGTAGTCATTGAATGCAGCTTCCCAGTGTTCATATCCATTGAAGACTCTTTTTTGTTTTATAACATCCCCACATCTAAGGGTATTGTTGTCTGCATGGAACACTTGTGAGAGATGTACCTCTGTCTTACTTGGGTGTACTGCAGTCTCTAAAAACATTTCGTCTGCATGATTGAATGCCCTTCTTAAATCATCGTAAGGACTTTCAACATGATAGAGTGTACCAAAGTGAATAATTAAATCCCACTTTCTGTCATAACTCCACTCATCGTTATGGTTGATACATAACTTCTCTGAGTCTGTATCAATTACATCTAATAGTTCTTGTCTTGCATCTGCATAAGTAACTGTTGCACCTAGTTTCTCAAAGTGTTTACTAACCAATCCATGTGCAGTTCCTAGTTCTAGGATAGTCTTCCCATCAAACCAGTCTTCTCCCTTACAATCGATAACCTTTTGGGCTCTCTTTTCTGTTGGAAGGAACATTGTATGGTCTTCACCCTGTGCATCTGTAAATCTGTAGAACCCTTCGAGTCCGTCTGAGTATTTAATCATCTTTATCATACAGGTATTTATCGCTTTCAAATGCCTTGACAACGACACCAGCTTTTTGGTATACTATGTATATAATGAAAAAACAAACTATAATTTTTGACGTTGATGGAACTATTGCTGATGTAGAGCATAGGAGACATCACGTAACACAACAACCTACTGACTGGAAATCGTTTAAAGAACAAA